AGAAGAAAAGTTTAAGGACGAAGAACCAAAGAAGCGGCATACGGTTTTTATATTTTGGGAGTTGCCCGACCTTCGGACATCGAAGGATCAGCCCTTCAGCATCTTCAAGCAGTACACGATGTCTCTGAATGAGAACAGCGCGCTGCACAAGGATTTGAAGAGTTGGCGCGGCAAGTCTTTTACTGAACAAGAGCTGAAAGCATTTGACCTAACGAACATACTCGGGGTGAGTTGCGATCTAGAAGTTGAGCACACCTCTGGCGGAAGAGCCAAGGTGACATCGGTCTTCAAGCCTGACGGCGGCGCTAAGAAATCGCCAACCGCCAACGACCCGGTTGTGTTCGACCTCGAAGACTATTGCAAAGAGTTCAGCGACGAGTCTAACGATGCAAGCAAGGAAATGTGCGATGTGTTTGCGGACCTGCCCAACTTCCTGTGCGACATGATCGATCAGTCATACGAGATAGCTGCGGCTCACGCCAAGAGCAGAAAGGCTGAAGCGCCGAAGGGTTTAGCGGCAATGGCCAAGATGCAGCAAGAGGCGCAACCGGCAAAGGATCAGCCGGCAGAGGAGTTTCACGACGACGAGATCCCGTTTTAATGAACGCCGGCAGAATGCTCGCCCGGCTAGACAGGGCAATGAAGGCGCACAAGTTATCGGCAAACAAGTTTCACGAGAAGTTTGGTTTGCCGCTCTCATCTTTTTACGCGATCAAAAAATCAATGACGATCAAACCGAAGGCCAACAAACGGTACCTCGAGGCGATCCGCGAGCTTGAGCCTGCGGTTGAGGAGGACATGGTCAACTCTCCTCCTCACTATCAGCGCGATGGTGTCGAGTGCATTGATGCGATGGTTCAAGTGTATGGCTTGCAGCGAGTGCAAGAATATGCGGAGATAGCATCGTTCAAGTATCAATGGCGGGAGGGTCTCAAAGGTGACTCGAAAACCGACAAGAAAAAGAAAATCTGGTATACGCGCTTTAGCATGGGTGACGACCCTCGTGGTGATGCTCATGATTAAGATGATGAGCTTACCTAAATTTACGGGTTGGGCGCTTGTTGGCGCTTTCATCGCAGGCTTTTTGCTCGCGTCAATGATCACATAGGAGCGGTTATGCCAGATTACAAACCGGGAGTTTACGAGGATCTCGATTACCCAACCTATGCCGGCATAACGGTTGATGGTCAGCAAGCGTGGCGGTCTCACGACCTCACCTCGCTGATCAAATGCCCTTACAGTTGGAAGAACGCCAAACCAATGACCGAGTCCCCGGCGCTGCTTGAAGGCCGGGTGCAACATACGGTTTTTCTCGAGCACCACAAATTCTTTGATGAGTTTGAGATTGAGCCGGAGGACATCAACCGTCGAACGAAAGCTGGCAAGGAGGAGTACGAGGATTGGCTGTCCGGGCTTGGCGACAAGACACCCTGCAAGCAGAGCTTGTACGATCTCTGCATGGAGCGGCGAGCCGCACTCGAGCAGTTCATCCCCAGCCCTGACGACAAGGTTGAGTTGACACTTGTGTTCGAGTGGTGCGGTCAACCATGCAAAGGTAAGCTCGATTGGTACACCGGGACTGACATTTGGGATTTGAAAACCTGCCGTGATGCGTCACCGCGTGGTTTTAAAAATGCCATCAACTCGTTCAGGTATTACCAGCAAGCTGCGTTCTACCTCGCCGCCGCCGAGTACCTTGGCATGCCGGCAGACAAGTTCTACTTTTTAGCGCAAGAGAAGGCGTACCCATATCCGTATGGTGTCTACACTTTGACGCAAGAGGCTATCGAGTATGGTAACGCGAAGAACCAGCAGGCGCTTGAAATTGGTTTGCGGTGTCGAGAAACCGGGGACTATAAGCCCTTTGATAGTGGCGTGACTACGGAGTTTAACCTCAGTGACCTGTGGTGATAACGATGCATTAGAGGCGAAGTGGGCGGCGGACAAAATGTATTACGCCGCTCGCTTTGCTTGGAAGCGCAGGAACCGAAAGGTTGATGGTAAACACTTTACTTGGGGGCAGTGGTTTGCGAAGAAGTTTGGTGAGAATTTGATCGATTATGCTGAGAGAAAATCAAAAGAAAGGTCAGGCGTTGCCTGACCTTATTTCTTCTTGAATCAAAACGACACCGCCTTTCGGATCCCAACCTATTTCTGTAACAGCGGCTATATGACCGCCGTTATCAAACTGATTTCGAACCACAATTCGCAGTCGGTCTTGAACTGACTTGAGCAGCGCGCTTAAATCTTCGTCGCCAAGATCGCCAACATAATCTTCAAGGGTATTTCCCTTAACAACCGTACCTACTACATTTTTCATGTCTATTCTTCCCTTTTCCCTTTTGGTTTCTCAGACGCTTTTCAGCGTTTCGACCGATACCAGTGGTCTCGTCAGTGAGATTATAATTTGATCATGCGTATACGATTATTGATTCTTCTGGCCTCTTTCCATAAAGCAGCGCACTCGCTTGATGTGTATGCGGTCTGCCCGTTGCACTCTAGCTTGATGATTTGTGGTGTGATCTTGGCTAATTCACTCTCAAGTTGCTCTAAAGTTTTCATTTGCTTTCCTTCGTTGTTGCGGTTGTAAGCCCCCGAAGGGGCTGGGTGTTTACTTATTGATCAGCTCACCGTTTTCGTCACGGATGAAGTAAGCTAACGAGCTACCTACTAACTCCTCCCATGTCATACCCATCTCGCAGTCATAAGTATCAACAGCGTTCTGGATTGACTTTTGCAACCACTCTTGAGGCGCTGCATCGATCTGCTCCTGAGTAAAGTCACTGCAATATCTATACGCAAAGTCGCGTATAGCGTCTAGATTGGTATATCTCTTCTCTTCAGTTGCCATCTTGATTTCCTTCCCTTTTCCGTTGTTGTTGATAGCATTATACATAACGTTATCAGTAACACAACAGCTTGATGTAAATTAATTGAAAAAAAGCCCCGAGCATTACTCGGGGCGGATCCGCTATCTGATGCGCGCTCTGGCCGTGTTGCCAACCTGACTGTTGAGGCTAACGCTCTGCCCGGCTTTTGCTCCTGCGCTGTATGCGCTCCAATCAGACACTCTCCTGCGCCGGGCTGAGCCGTACCTGAGATTGAACTCAGCCTTGATCATGTCGGACTTGATGATAACCAAGTCTCGCCCGGTGCTGCTTTCGCTCGCCTTGGTGATCTCTTCTTCGCGCTGCTCTTTGATTTCGTGGGCGCGGTTAACCAGTGTCTGTGCAACGCCAAGCTTGAAAGCGTTATTCTCGCTGCGGCTGCCACCATATTTCTTTGTCAACCGCTCGGTTACCCCGACCAAATAATCGTGCATGAGAAGAGCCACTTGCACATCGTCCTTTGTGCCAGCAAATTTAATCTCTCTTGCGTTGCTTTCCCGGCTGTATCGCTTGGTTGGCATAGTGGATGTCAGGTAGCTTGCAGCCCATGCCAGATTCCAGATCCAAGATGAGTTGCGAGATTCGCCGGTGCCTTCCATCGCCATGTCGCTGGGGTTCAATTCTTTGGCTTCAATTTCGGCAAACTGGATGTCATGCTTCCGCATCATCGCTTCCGCCTGCCGTAACGCTGTCGCCGCCTCCGTCTCGTTCGAAGCGTTGTGCTTCGCCATGTTGAGGAGCTTCTTGATCTTAGCTAACAGTCTTTCGCGGTCGTTGGTCATTTCCATTTTCTTCACCTTTTGCTTTTGGGTTTCGGCCTTATGGCCATCGTCAGTGGCAGTAAAGAACTGCCAGACCCTGCGCCCTGTAGGGCGCTTGGTGGTTTACTTGTTGATCAGCTCACCGTTTTCGTCGCGTATGAAGTAAGCCAACGAACTACCAACTAACTCTTCCCATGTCATACCCATCTCGCAGTCATAGGTATCAACAGCGTTCTGTATTGATTTTTGCAACCACTCTTGAGGCGCTGCATCGATCTGCTCCTGAGTAAAGTCACTGCAATATCTATACGCAAAGTCGCGAATAGCGTCTAGATTGGTATATCTCTTCTCTTCAGTTGCCATCTTGGTTTCCTTCCCTTTCCGTTGTATGTCCGATCATTATACATAACGTTATCAGTAACACAACACGTTGACGCAAATTAATTGCAAAAAAAACGCCCCGGAGGGCGTTTGGTGTTTTATGCTTCAAAGACTGTCATAGGATGCTCGAGGGCATCTAAAAGCTCTTGCTCAAAATCAAAAGGCCAATCGTATTCGAGACCGTTAAACACCTTTATTATTAGCTCGAGTTCTTCGTCGGTTAGGGCAACGTTTTTTATGCTGCGATCAACAGCTTTGCCATCCGCCCCGGTTTTTGTAGTGACTTGCTTTAGCTTCATAATCATCTCCGTTTTAAAAGCTCACAGGTTTAATTTATTCTTGCAGGTTGGCAACAAGCTCTCTCAACTTTTGCCTATTTTCTGCGGAGTCAAATATCTTGACCGTCACGTTGGTGAAGTTGAGAGATTTTTGCCTCTGTTGAAACCGCCGTTGGCGCGCCGCGTTTTTTTCTCGCGCCATTTGTAAGGCGCTGTCTCGCTGTCGTTGTCCTTCTGTCATTCCTTTTTCCTTTTTTTGTGCGCCCCGGAGAGCGCGGTTATTTGTCATACGCTCCTGACAACACCAGCTCTATCTCTTTGGTGTCGCCGGGGTGATACTTAATCCAATGTTCTTTATCTTGATAGATATCACTGGCCGCTTCGAGTACATCCTTTATTGTGTATTCGTGGATGGCGCTTGTTTCAGTTCGCAAGCTATACCAACTAGGTTGTAAGTAAAGCCAAGTACCATCACCCTCGGGGCATCCCCATTTATCAATACCGTTGCCCTCGTAGCTTACGCTTTCGAAGACCTGTGGGTACTTCTTCATCAACTTTGTAATTTGTTTGCTCATTGTCTTACCCTTCGCCTGATGCGCCCCGGAGGGCGCGGTTATTAATTAAAGTCCCCACTTGTCTTTGCAAATAGGACCGATGCCTAGCTCGATGCTTTTCTCGTTTGTCAGCTCTCGAGCACAGAATGAACACCTGCCGGTTGCCTTGCCGTATGCAACAGCCTGAGCAAAAAGGTCGGATCCCAAATTGTTGACAAAATCGACAGCGGCTTGAGAGCATTCTCTGACTGAGTGAAACTTGCCCTCTGGTGTAATCTTGCCAAGATAACTGCCTTCTTCTGATTTTGCGTAAACACAACCGGCGTTTTTGCCACTCTCTGGCGCGAGGCTGAACGTGTAACCTTCTAGCCTAAGAATTGGTCTCTTTAAACCGCTTTCTAGCGCTTTAGAAAAAGCGTTGTGAAGGTTGGTGTTGGATGGCTTGGCCTGCTCTTTTGCGGCTCTCTCGGCGGCCCACCCAGCTTCTCTCTCAATACTTTTCTCAATCGCAGCAACCTGACCCTCTGACAGAGCACCCTTGGTTGTTAGTTGATTAAAAAGCGATTGTGCAAAGTCGCTACTCTTCGCTAGATTGGCCGTGAACCAATCATTGATTGCAGTGTTTTCTGAGAGAAACTCAGCAGCCGCCTCTGCATTTTGCTTTTCTGTGGCGTGACGCTTTGCTTTCGCTTTTACCCGGTTAGCTTCGAGCACTCGAGGATCCGTCTTTGTGAAGATTGTACCCCTGCCTTTGCATTTGAAGCACTCACCAACGATGCGCCCGGTCCAGCTTATGAACTTTCCGCCGCCCTTGCATGACTTGCAAGGCTGCTCAAATTTTGCAATTTTCGCCTTGCTGAAACCCTGCTCAATCAAGCCCTTAGAGGTGTCAAACTTGTGCTCAACTTCGCTTGTCAGCTCAGCGTCAAATTCGCCTTGGTCCAGATCTGAAAACAAATTACTCATCACTATGTTCCTTTCGCTTGCGTTGTGGTTGACCATCATTATACATAACGTTACCAATAACACAAAGGTTTATTTCACAATTGATAAAATTCGCTCTTCCGGTTGTTTTGCGGGCAGCCAAGCGGAGGACAGCACCGCAGTCGCCTCGGTGTAAAACCAAGTGCTGTCCTGACACATGGCTTCAGGACTCTGCGCCGCTTTGTGGCTAATCTTGTAGCAAGCCTGCGAGCAAAAGCGCCTGCTTGCGTGACGATCTTCAGCGAGGATAACTTCGCATCCCTGCCTTCTGCATGTTAATTTCTTTGTCATGAACATCCTTTTTTTGCCGCGTTCTGCTTGCCTTCAAAAACAACTTGCTTGATCACATGCTTAGGAACCTTGTCACCGGAGCAATATTTCGGCTCAATGGTAAAGTTTTCGAAATCAACGTATGCATAGCCCCAGTAATGCAATCCATCAAGTTCATTGCCTACGCTTCGTCTTGAAGCGACATCGACTGCGTTGATGTGTTGGCAGTTAAGCAGGTGCTGCCGACTTTTATGAGCTTCCGCAAAAGTCTTGCAGTGATCAACATCATGGATGTCGCCATGCTCATCAAGCTCTTCGATTATCCATTCGTAAAAAATTTCGTTTCTCATGCCTTCTCCCGGCGGCTTACGCCGCTGTTTGCTCATCAATAATTTGAGCGGCTTTTGCTAAGGCTTCGAGCATTCCCGAATCGACAGACCACCTCTGACCCCAATCAAGGTAAATCCCATCTGACGGATCTTCCAAAAGGGTGTCTAGAAACCAATATCCTCCGGTCGCATGCCAGCAACCATTAATGGGCTGCTCGACCACTACGCAAAAATTGTCACCCTGACTGCAAGAGTTTGAAAGCACGGCTCGATACCTTCTAGGAATTTCTTTGCCTTGAATTGACGCAACCAGATTTTCGCTTAAAACAATTTTTTGCTTTTCCATGTCCTTCTCCTTGATTAATTTTTAACCTCAAGACCAATAGTACATAGTTCCGTGTCGATGTACAAGTCTTTGCACAAATTAATTTAGGGCAAAAAAATGGGGGCTTCGCACCCCCTCGATGTCTTTTCATGAGCGTTTTTGATTAGGTCCGCCTTAAAAGCACTGTAAAGTTTGCGACCAGAAAATTTATCCTT